TCAAGAAAGCGACTAGCTGGGTCCATCATAAAAGTTCTATCAACATGAACAATTGCGCCGATAGAATTAATCCCCCAGACCTCATCATAGCTTGTGGAATTTATACGAGCCTTTACGTAATCTGCGTAACTTCCCCCAAGACCAACAATGGCAATTTCTTTGCCCTCAAGTTCATCAAACATTTTTTGCCCTTACATTGTAGATGCACGGAGAGACTCCTCCCTGTAAGCATCTGTATTTTCTCGCCCTTCAGCATAAACTTTTAATGGTGGCGGCGGAAGTCTCCGCATAGATTCTGCATATCTGTTCATATACAACTGAAGAAGATCCGTCTCACCCTTCATAAAAGTGTACGCTTCTATTAAGCACGCATACAAAAGTGTATTCGGAGCATTCGTTCCAAGCCAAGACTGACCATCTGAAGTCTCCGTTATTGACTGCGGTCTATAATAGTAATGTAATTCAGTGACATAATTAGCATTTGGAGTAGGGCCAATAATAAAATTTTGGTAATCAAAAGCCGCATAATAACGTGGAAGGCCGGTTGTGGCAGGATTTGGATTAAATTCCTGAATGTAATTAACATCTTTCTGTAAGAGAAATTGAGCATTTCCACTACTGTCAGTGAAATGCAAAGAAAAAGAGGCAAGATAGTCTGTGGGCATGTTCAAAAATTTATTGCCATTCGACATCACACCCGCAACATTTTTGCGAAAATAGTCTAAATCTGTTTCTTTAAGAATACGCTCTTCAGCATTTTTTATGAAAATATTCAGATTGTTGACAAAAGTTGTCTCTGTGTTTTCTGTCCAATCCTGAATCGCTTGCTTCAATGTTGTGAATGTAAAGCTCATGGTTTGTTTACCTGTCCGCCCCTACACTATGGTTATATTGCCAACCATTGAAGAGTGGTTGGTGCATTGATAAACAAGAGATGTATCGCTTGGCTCATGCGGAACGATAAACTGAGTCAAACCAGTGGTAGAATTATAATTTTCGGTCACACCGGTTGTGAAAGCAGATCCACCATTAGATGTCCTGATTTGCAGTGGATGGCTGCTTACGTTGGCTGTGTTATCAATCAAGTAAGTATGGCCTTTGTAAAACGTAAAGTTTGGATTGTTGCCTGACGTAGCACCCGGACCTGTGAATGTGTATGCCGAGCTTCCGCTAGTTCCAGCAGTATACTTTGTTACAGGCCCAGTTGTTTCATCGTTTAATCTTATCCAAGCACCACCATGAGCAAAATAGAGGCCACCCGTAGCGTGAACATGAGCCACAGCCCCATGATAGGTTGATGCACTGGGCAAATCACTTAGGTTGGCATAGTAAAATACAATTTTGTTAGCTCCAGAGCTAACATCGAAAAGACCATTAGCATCTATGATGTCTGTCAATACGCTAGAACTATTTCCTAACGCAGCGTAAATTTCGTTAAAGTTATCATTTATTTTGTCAGCGCCAGCACGAAGAGTATCACCAGTGCCGTCATTTGCGCTTGACCCTATTCCTACTGTTTGCTTTGCCATTTACCCCTCGTCAAAAGTCTTGTTACTGGAGTCTAATGTAACGCCCGTTGAATCAAAGGTCGATGCCGTGGTCAATGTTACAGAACCAATGGCTCCTGTTCCAGAAACTCCTGTGGCAGATACGGATACATCACCTGTTGATGTGGTTGTTATAGAGACACTGCCTATTTTCCCAACGACAGATGGATTTGGTATAAACCGTAAAGTCGTTAAATCGAAGGCAGGGAAAGAAACCTCTACAGGTATTATGTTGTTTGTATCCGGCCTTGGATCTCGCAAAGCCTCTGCATCAGGGCTAATTCTAACAGGTCTTAATTGCGGATGTTTTGGCTCGTATTCGTCAGGGCCAACAAGAAGGCCATTCCATTCTCGACGCATATCTCTTAAACGATAGCGGAACCCTGACCTATCAGAAATGCCGTAAGCGTATTTTCCTGTGGCGAACCGTGCCATCACCCTACCCTATAATACTGAAGGCTAGGAACCACGTTAAAGGAGGCTCTGTCTCTATCCTCTGCTTGTGCGCGGTCAAACTCTTCATCATAAATAGCTTTTAGAAGCTGTATTCTATCAGGGGCTTTCTTGATAGCTAAGTAATATGCTAACCCCGCCGCAAGGCACGGATAAAAACGAAAAGGGACCTCTACTGTATTAACAAACGTGTCGGCGTCTTCAATACGTGTCAGACAGTCAAAGTGCAAAACATCAGTAGAGTTCTCTGGCGTGGGCCATATTTTTATTTTAGGCGTTATCTGACGATCAATAAAAAACTGCGTTGGCCGACCAGTAGTTGTTTTGTTTGGTATGTTAAGATAATCATCGCGGCTAATTCTATTCATAGAAAAATCAGTGCTGCCACGCCGCACAACCATAGACAAAACATCTATTACGTCAGTTCCAAGATCATAATCATTGTCGGAAGCTGTCAAAGCCTGCGTTCGCTGCGTAATAGTCCATTGATTTAAACCACGATTGGCCCAATCTGCGAATAAAAGGTTCAACGATCTTTTTGCAGTTTTCAGATCATATCCTGTCCTGACCTGCATGCCACAGCGCTCAAACGCCTCTTCGATGTAATCACTTACATCAAGCTCAAAGTCCGTTGAACCAGAAGTTGTCATTATTTCTTAACCTTGCCGCCACCGCGCATACGACGCGACTTTTTAGCAGCACCACCACCCATCATACGACGCGGCTTCTTGGCAGCACCACCACCCATCATGCCCATGGCTTTGCGAGGTGATACGTTTCCGGTTGCACCACCGCCACGCATACGACGCGGCTTTTTGGCGGCACCACCGCCCATCATCCTTTTAGCCTTCTTGGCAGCGCCGCCGCCCATCATCCTTTTAGCTTTTTTAGCCATTGTTCAACCTTCTCTCTCGTCTTGCTAAGATAAGTTTGATGTAGTCTTCGGGTTCATATTGTTGATAGTATCCCACTTTTTCTAACTTTTGACTAGCATCGTCCAATTCTGACAGCCTTTGTATAAATATTATGGCCACCTCTCCCTCAAACACTAACACCCACAAATCTTGTTTAGTAACAGAAAAGTAACTGTTCATTGCCATGCAGGCAGATTCTAACTCATCGTATGATCTATCTGGATTTTCATCAATACAAACAGTTAGGGCATTCTTTGAGTCAAAATTTACACACTCTTCAGCAACTCTATCCCACAAGTTCTCTTCACATACGACAACTTTCACACGATCATCTAACCATGCCTTTTTTGCGTACGGACAAAGTGCAAACCCAGATTCAGGGTCTACAGGTGATAAATCTTCCATAATCCAACGACGAACAAACTCATTCATTTTTTCTTTCGCCGAACAGACTTTACCCTGCGTGGCTTACCAGCAGGCTGACCGATGCGTTTTTTCTGGGCTATCCGTGATCTTTTTTCCGACTTTGTAAGTTCGGAAGTTGTTTTTGGAGTCTTAGAGGACACCCTTTTACTGGGGCGACAATATGGAGTACCCCGTTTTTCACCTTTACGACGCCCACACGCCTTGCCTGTCCTAACGTCCTTCCAATCTTCTTTGAACCATCTTTTGAGCGCAAGACCACTTTTTGTTTTCCTAACAGCCATTAGTCCATTGTCTCCTTAATAGCCTTCAATGTTTCTTGAACTGTCATCTCTTTTTTAGCATTAGGATCGTATTTACATTGAAATTCATTAGGTATGTGGTCTGACCTTTGAAACACCATCGACTCCACAGTATTGTTCGCCCCCTTATAAATACAAATTATATTTTGATTGTTTATTTTTTCACACTTTGCTTTTCGACAAGTAACCATAGTTTCGGCTTTTGCTGAGTGCGCTTTGAGAAGCAGAGCAAACCCAATAATGACACTTGAACCAACTCCAATCAAAACAATCCAAGCAACCACTTCTACAAACTTACGACGTTTCTCCCTCTGTGCATATAAAGTTTCCTGACGCTGCTTTCTTATCTTTGCCTCTGTGCGGAGCAAGTCCTCCCATGCCGACATCCCCAATGTCAGCGATATCCACTGCTTGAGTTCGTCGCGTTGCTGTGTAGCGCGTCGTTTGTGACTGAAAATTTCCATCGCTTCTTGCTCGACAGATTTGCCAGCGAACAATTTGCGAAAAATCGGAGGGTTCTTGGCCTCTTTCTCGGCCTGCTCTAAATCGCTTAAAGCCGACATCCATCGTCCAATATCCGACATCATAGACTCGACATCGCGACCGATGGCAAAACCTTTTTTGATGGTGGCGAAGCTGGCAGATGCCAGTGCCATAGCCGAGGCTGGATCCATTAGTACACCCTCTGATCTTGCCTCGCCGTAGCAGGGAGGCAGTAGGCTGTAATGGACTTTCCTTGCCCCGAAAGTCGTTTAGCGAAATACACACAATCGTCTACGCTTCTGAACCTAAGTGGCTCACCCTTCACTTTAACGTCGTCAAGAAAAACGTATAAAATAAAAACGTGGATTATCTCAATCTCGTGGTCTTCCTTCTACGATCTAAGACGGCCCCACACCCTCTTGCAATCATACCGTCTTTTGGCTGCTTATTAACCTTGCGCTTTCTGGGCTGCATTTCGGCGGCCACTGCACCGCCATTCTCCATTTTCTTGGCTTTCTTCTTCTTTTTACCTCCAGTGCCATAGTTAGCAGCACCAACTTTTCTGCACTTTGCAATAGCTCCACTAGCATACGCGCTTGGAAAAACCCTGTAACGCGCTTTAACCTTATGATAACAAGCGTCTTTTGGCATATTCTTCCCCTTCTGTGGCGGGTTAGATATTTGTTTGCTCATTTGTGAGCGGCCAATTGCCATTAGATTAGCTGCTCCAAGCCAGCCGCTAACACAATAAGAACCATGATTCCCCACATGCGATTGTCTAATGACTTCAGTTTGTCCTGAATATCAGCATATCTTTCACTGCAATCGGACTCATGCTTTTCCAAAAGCTTCAATACTTCGTCGGCTTTCATTAACACTTCCACCTTCTACGAGCTTGACGCAAACGTGAGTTTGGATTCTTCGCTGCTTTTGGAAACTTTTTCATTTGTCCAGCAGAACGAGCGCAAAAAGACTTACGTCTCTTAGCGGCTGCACTACCCTTCTTGACCTTACCTGTAACTGCTGTCTTTAGCTTGCTTCCGGGGTTTGCCCTTCTATAAGCTGCGACGCCAGCTTTAGTCATTCCCGCCCCAGCTTTTGTGGGGCGGAAATTCTTTTTGTTGCGCGGTGGCATCTTTGCCTTGCGCCTAGCCATTAACCATATTCCTTACGCATGTAGAGAATGATGGTGTAAGTGTCAGTGCTGGTATGACCAATGGTGGTAAAATTAATATCGCCAGTTTTTCCACCACCAGCGTTATTTGTTAAGCCACCAAAAACAGAGTAATCGTGGTTACCACTTTGATTTTCACCTAACTCAATCGCCATGACATCATGAGATGCGTCAAAAAGAATACGCACCTTCATGCCAATGCACTGCCACCAAATTTTTTCTATGGCTACACCAGTACAAGTTTTTTGAGCGGCTGTATTAGATGCCAATGGCTGCAAAGCACTGACATCAACTTTGGTAACAGCAGATTCACCGGTTCCATCGCTAATATTGGTGAACTTCATCACCGCATAACGATCACCGTCGATAAGAGTCTGAGAGGTTACGGCATCAGCCATTTACGCCTCCCTTACTCTACGCCGTCATTCGACATCGCGTATGTCAGTGCGCCAACAAAAGTGCCGCTAGTTGCCGCAGAAGCTCCCACCTTCGCCGTTACGGTAGCTTGGGCCGCAAGACCACCGGCAACAATCAAAGCGCCGTTAGCGCCAGTGATTTCGCCTTTAACGTCAACAGGCGCTTCATTAACAATCCCATCAGGATCAGCAGATGTGCCAACATCAATAGTAGGGTTGGTTCCACCAGCAGCAGCCTGAATGGTTTGAACGTTGAGAATGATAGCACCAGCGGGGATCACCAGAGTCTCACCTGATGAGGAAGATGTACCAATGCGAACATTTGTTGCACCAGCAGCAGTTGGATCACAAGCGAATTGTACTGTGGTGGTAACTGGGGCAGGAGTAGAAACGCCTTTCCCGCCGCCACCATAAGTGCGTACCACACCTTGGAAGGTTGTATTTGCCATTTAGTTCTCCTGTCGTGGCAAGTGTCAGCCGAAGCTGTCAGGGACAAAGAAACTATACACAAAAAAAGGGCGGCTGAGAAGCCGCCCCTTTCCGAACATTTGTTCTGGTTTATGCGCCCGGCGAACCAAACACACAACGCGGATCAGAGAAGCCGAAGCTGTAACGCTCACGAGCCTTGAAACGCATATTACCAGTATCGAAGTCAGCTTCCATGTTGGTCGCCATCGGAGAACGCTCAAAGTGCTTAAAGCCATTTGGAGCATCCGTCTTCAAGAAAAACGCATCAGGATCTGTCAGGAAATGATTGATGGTATAACCATCAGGAAGCATTCCCATGTTCCGAAGTGCGTTTACGTCATTGTCTGACGTGCCAACACGAAGAGTTGATTCTAGCAGGCGATCAGCAACGAACTGAAGCTGCGGCGGAACAATCAGTTTCATGCCACGAAGAGCAATGATCAGATTGCGCTCATCAACGAAAGTGGAAATGTCGATAAGAGCATTCTCCAGCGAAGTTTCGTTGAGGTCAGCCGCAACAGAAGGCTCATTACGGAAGGTACCACCACCAGCAAGCGGGTGATCAGTAGCGCAAAGCTCTTTGCCATCACCACCGGTGAAGCTACTGTCAAACGCATTGTTAAGAACCGCAGCGGCCTTAACTTGCTTGGTGTGAGCCATGGAACGTGCCAAGGCACGAGTGTAACGAGCGCCAAGGCGGTCGTACAAATTATCTTCCAAAGCCTCTTCCGTCAGCGCGAATGCAAGCGTGACGGTTTCGTGGGTGTAACGAGCAGTGAATGCCTCTGACGCGGAGTCGAATTGTACTCCAGCACCTTCAGCTTTCGTCTGCGCATTGCCAAAACCGACCAACATCACTTCTTCTTCAAATGCACGATCTGAAGATTCCGTTTCGTAGATTTCAGCATGCTCGGCGTCGTAACGATCATATTCCATTCCGAACAGAACGTTGAGGCCGGGTTCTAGCTCTTTCGCTAGTTGGGCGCGAGAAATAGCCATTAGTCAGCCTCCTTATGCCAAGCCAGCCGTGCCTGCTGAAAACAGGTGATTGTTAATAACGACGATAACGTTGGTGTTAGCCGACGAAACGTCACTATTCTCCGGGTCTTGGGAGATATCAATCGCCTTCAGAGGCAGGGTTGCGGTTGTGGCACCCGTCGTAACGTCAAGCTCTGCGCGAGAAATACCAGAAACGGTATCACCAGCAGTTGCATTGACGATATCGAAGTTACCGAAGAGATCTGCTACCGGGAAAGTATCATCGGCCTGAATCTCATACACGGCATGAGGCGCATCAATGATGAAAGCCTCAATGTCAGCCGCAGCAGTAGACGCGGGATAATGATTAGAAAATCTTTCCTTGCTAGTAGACGGATCAGTAAAGCGGCATCCGTTAAAAACACCCAAAATAGGGCCGGAATCACCATCGGCAAAACGCTCAATGCCACCACCAGTAACGACCTTAACCATGTCGCCTTGGAAGATGGCAGTGGCGTAACCACTGGCAATGCGGTACTTATTCTGCATGTTTTGTAGGTCGGAGCCATTGCCTGAACGCGAAAGGCGCAGGCCAAAAGCGGCATCTTTGTTTGCCATCTTGCTCTCTCCTAAGAGTCAGCTACCTTCGGTCCCCCAAAGGAAACAGAGGTAGAACGTTGCGGTTTTAGCTTTGGCATCGCTGGATTAGATTCACGCATCCAATCACGATCCACAGCCTCCATCTGGTTTTGCGTAACACTCTGATAATGAGAGTTACGTTGATCCGCAATTTCTTCTGGGATTCTTGCGAGAAGAAGGCCCCCAACGCCAATTACGCCAGCGTTTTTGCCTTCATCAATCACAGGTGCATCAAATTCTGGGTAATCCTCGGCACGAACCAATTCATATCCCTCACGACGACGCTTGTGAATGTTATTTCGGTCATCGTATTCCATGACCGACTCTCGAATCCACCTGTGTTTATACCCTACAGGAGCCTCGGGTGCCTCAAGTGCAGAAGGTGGACTCCAATCGGCAGTACGCATTTCTTTTTCACGGGTTTGCGAATCCCGGTTTGCACGATTGGTCATTGAACGCTCCTCTGCTTCTCAAGTCTTAATACCTCTGCGGCATAACGTTCTGGAGGTATGCCTGTTTTCCGGCAAAAATTCATCTGACCTTGAGTCAGTTTCACCGTTTGTTTTCCGCCCTTTTTGGTAGCTGACCGTCCATTGGACGCAGGCGTAACAGCTTGGGCGCTGCGCTTGTTAGCCTGTGATTTCTCAAGAAACGGACTCATCCGCTTGTCAATCTCTTCGTAATACTCATCCGTAGATGGATCAAAGCCCTCTTCACCAACAATTCGCATATGAATGGCCCGTGCGGCCCCTGTCAGAGCGTCATCATTGTCAAACCATGGATTTTTGCTCATCCAATCCTTGAGTTTAGGGTCAAGCTCTTGTGGACGCTGTGGGACTTGCTGCTGAACTTGTTGAGGTTGCTCTTCTACTTGAACTGGTTGCTCAGAGCGAGCTTTCTGAATGCGAAGACGCTCTTTTTCAATAGCAAGCTGAGCAAGCGCAGCATTAGCATCTGCGATCTTGTCAGTGTCACCAGCGTCGTATGCTTCTTTAAGAATGCGCTTTGCAGCAGCCTCTTGAGTTTCTACACGAGCGCCATACTCACTAATGTAACCTTTATCCACATCCTCTAAGCGCTTACGAAGACCCTCGTTCTCAGCTTTCATATGCTCGGCATAAGCATAAGCAGCCTCACTCTCTTCAAGAGCTTGCTTGCGTTTAGCAGTAAGCTGGTTGATCCGCTTTTGGACGTTTTCGCTGTAATTCTCAAGCTCAGATTCTTGATCTTCAGAATCACGAACAATTGTTCTGTTTTCATCAGAATCTTGAGCTTCGGCCTTTATCTCGCCGTCTTGCTCTTCGATTTCTACGGAAACAGTTTGCTCTTCAGCTTCTTGATTTTGAAATTCTTCATTCATAGCCATGCTCCACACTATACATATGAAATATCAGCAGGGTCAAGGATAGTAGCGATAATATTATCGTCATTTATGAGGCGAACCTCTAAACCATCCACTTTGAACCTATTTCCAGCATATCTTCCCATTAAAACCCAAGAACCTTGCTCACACCACGGACCTGTTGGGAATTTTTGGGCATCTTTATATGCGTCTGGGCCGACTTTAACGACATAAGCCGCAACAGTTGCAAAACTCTCACGCTCACGCACTTTATCTGGAATATAAACTCCAGAAGCGGTCTTGGCTTTCATGTAGTATGGAATGACAAGGAGACGATAACCCACAGGTTGCGGAAGACGCTCTAACGCGGAGGCTTCCATCTTTGATGGGTCTTCGTTGTTCTTCGTGTCTTCATCATGCTGATCAAAAGCCTTCTCAATGGCAGGAGGCATTTCATCTTTTGGTTTCGTCATCCTCTCAGGAACAAATAGCTTTTTAGCCATCTTCTAACTCTACACCCTTCATCGCGGCTCTAATAAGATCCTCACATTGGGTCAGTCCGCGTATTTGACCCACCATGAACCGGTAGTCCTGAATGGTTTCTACCGCACCATCCGCCAGCCTTTGCGTCATGTCCGCTTTTTGCTGACGTATGTCCTTCAGCAGATACTCTGCAAGATTGAGAGCATCCATTATTTCTTACCAAAAAACTTTGTCGCTGACCTTACCGCGAAGCTGGCGCTCACAATGACGCCCAAAGTATATTGATAATAATCCGGCATGGCTTCCAAAGCTGCAAAGCCTTCCGCTACAATTTGCCTACCCCAATCTCCACAAAATGCCAAAATTAGGGGAATCGAGAACAAAATTGTTAACCACTCGTCTTTCCACGAATTTTGGCTGCCTTTAGCCATCAACTTTTCCCAGTCGGCAGTCGATGTCGCGGCAGAAACCATAACGGCAGCTTCCGCTTCGGCCTTGGCTTTGGCAATAGCTGTCTTGCCTCGTTGCTCCTCGGTCTTTGAATCCATCCAAGAAGAAACGAGTCCGCTAACCGGACCAATTAGTGCTTGTAACATAATGCCCTCCTAACCCCTTTTGCCCATGATAGCGGACGCTCCCATATAGGCACCCACAATGCCTGCGCCACTAATGTAGAAAAGATTGCTAATGTCTGAAAGAGCATTCACTCTTTCAATCTCCACAAAAAACATGGCCACGGTAAATCCCGCCATGGCAACAAGGCAAGCGGTAGCCATACGGCGCTGGGCGCGCAATTTGCGCATCTCATGCTCTGCCTGCCGTATTTCTTTGGCATGAGCGAGTTCAGCATCAGTGATTTCGCCGTCTCCGTCGAGATCATACTGAGCATACGCTGTGCCTTTTTCAAACTTCTTCGCGGCCATGGTCCCCCCTAAGTAACGCGGAACTTCTTTGGTTTTCTTACACGTCCTTGTCCACGGCATACTTCTCCACCATCACGGAATTTAAAGCCATATTGTTTTGTTCTATTGTCATAGCTAAACCCTCTTTTGCCAGCCTTCAAAGCAGCCTTGAGATCTTCTAGCTGCTCATCGGTTAAGCCCTGAAACATCTTGCTCATAGGAATTGGCTTGGGCGGCTTGAATCCGGGGCCATATTTATCTTTGTCAGCCATTATCTGACTCCTAAGAACCTTTGCGGTCTAGCGATACTAGAGAAGCGAGAAACTTTCCCGCCACTAGCTTTTCTTAGCGGCTTTCTTTTTTGCTGCGGCTTTTTTGGGCGCGGCTTTTTTTGCTGCTTTTTTCCCGCTTGCGACAGGGCTATCGCTACTGCTTGCCTCTGCGGATACCCCTCCGATCTCAGCTTGCTGATGTTGCTGCTGATCGTCTGCTGGCTTTTGCCTTTCTTCAAGGGCATGGCGACGCTCCACTTTTTTAGCCTTCATTTGCTCCGCAACTTTGCGGGACTGTGAACTAGCTGACATCATTGTCTCCTATTCATCAGGTTGGCAGCAGCGATATCTCGCTGTGCTTGCACACGGTCATCAGCGACTCTGATGCGCTCTTCATTTGCTTCTTCCTGCAAATCAAGCCTTTGCTGTGCGAGAAGAACGTCATTGCGCTCCTTCTCACGCTCCATATCTTGCTTCTCCTCAAACTGGCGAGACTTCTCCTGAATCTCAGCGCCACGTAGAGCAAGCTCCTGCTGCCTGATTGCTACCAGTGGATCAGTGTTATCAGCAGGAGCAACTGCTTGTGCGTACTGCTCGGTCAACTCGCCGATCAGTTCTGCCGCACGATTTGCAACTTGGGCCTGAAGCTGTTGCAGCATCATTGGATCTTGCTGCATCATCATTTGCGCTTCAGGTGGTACATTAGCCATGACTTCTTGCTGCGCTTGGGCCTCCGCCATCATTCCAATATGCTCAGAAATATGGCCTTGCAGTGTCATAACGATATTCGCATTAGTTTGTGCGATTGGGGTCGAAAGCATAGCCAGATGGGCCTCAATATGAGCCTGATGATTCTGATCAGGAAAGGCTTGCAGCCTTTGATTACGCAATGCTTCTTGATTTTCACGCGCAGGGTTCATTGGCTGGGGCTGTGGCGGCCTTGGCAGGATAGAATCTATGTTCGTAACGCCCAAAGCTTCATACATCTTGCGATATGCCTGATATACGCCCTGTGGACCGCCATGAATCTCTGGATTGGACTGCACAAGCTGCAATTGTGTCTGTGCCAAAGCAATTCTTTGCGACATTGAGAAGATATTCGGGTCAGAAACTGGCAAAACGTCAATTCTGGAGTCGAAATCACTCTGCTTAATGTCGGGAGTTGCCCCAAACACCTCATATGGGTATATGGGGGCAGAAAATTTGGCAAAAACATCAGCCAAAAGCTTAAATTCGATCTTCTGAGAGTAATGCAAGCGCTTATGAATAGCGCTCATTACCTTTGTGCCGCGCTCCATGATAGCCATAGTCGTGCCAACTGGAGTTTCGCCACCCATTTCTCCAATCTTCATGTCGGCCATGGAGGCAAAACGCCGCCCTGAGTCAACAAGCGTCCCAAGAAGCTGATAAAGAGTTCCTGAAGGCTCTTTAAACGGCAAAGTCATGATAGATTGGCGAATATCCATACCAGCAGCGTCGATATCGCGGAACTCACCCGGAGACAATGGCTGGTCTTCGTCCCTAATACGCGCACCACGGGCCTTAAAGCCAGCCGGTAGGTTAGATAGCGTGCCAGCGTCGATAAGCTGCCGTAGGATGCTTGTAGAGGCTTGAGACAGCCCTCCAATCATGTGGGTCAGGCCAAAGCCGTAGAAGCCGAGTCCGGGCAAAAACTTATAATGAACAAAGTATTGCTTCCGGCGCATCAGCGCATCTTCTTGATCATAGTTGCGGCGAACAGACAAAACCTCGCCTGTCGCCTCCAAAATGGTCACGATGTATGGAAGTTTAAGGCCGCTAGGCTCACCATCGGAGTTCATGTCCTCGAAACCTTCAAGATCCAAAGACGTATGAACCTCATACAGCGTCATTTCTTGAGAGAGGCCAGCTATTTGTACGCCCTGCGCCTCATCAATAGATTCTTGAACTTCCGAATAATTGTTCGGGTTTGCACCATCAGGCAAATCAACATCACGATAAAAACCAGCAAGTTGCATCTTGCGGATTTCGTTGCTGTCCATGTGAATGATGTGAGTAATGCGAGGAGAAGTCAGAAGATCGGTGGCCCCATAAGGAACAACAACATCTTCGGCATGCACAAACTTACTGACAGCGCGCTGAAGCAGCGGGTCAAAGTAAACTTTCTTGAAGGTAGAGCCAACTATCGGCAGATAGAACAGCATCTGATCTGTCTCAGGATCATACTCTTCCATCTCATAGGTGAGCATGTAATTCATGTAGTCGCTGACACGCTCAGCTTGAGCGACCATCTCACCCGTTTCTACGCCAACAATCTGTGTGCGCACGGGGCCGCCAGAAGGCAACATCTCACGATAGGCTTGTGCCTGAAACTGTGTTACGGACTCGGAAAGCAGCGGGTGAACGACGCCTGTTGCACCCTCAAACGGCTCAGTGCGCTCATCATATTCCATGCCCAGAAGGTCAATGCCGCGCTTATACGTGTCTTCCCAATCTTTGCGAGAAGACATGTCTTCTTCAATATCGCCAACTAGATCGCTCGAAACTCTCGAAAGCTCATTACTGTCAATATAATCAGCAAGGTTGGCGTCAAAGGGAACTGGAGCTACCTCAATCTCTTCTTCGATCTCACCAACAAGAACAGATCCATCCTCCATTTCCTGAACGTCAGGGTTTTCAGGAAGCATGAGAACGTCAATTTCAGCGTCTTCAATCTCTTTGCTAGGCTCGTCGCCTTTTGCGCCAATACCCTTTTCAACAGCCATTAGTTACCCTTCCCGCCCAAGTTGTAGTCCTTGGTCATCCTAGCAATCACATCGTTTGAAATGTACGTGCTGGGAGGAATATCTCCACCAAGCTCAAAAGATCTCTCCGTTTGCTTGAGTGCCGCAATAATAGCCTCATTTGGAGACATCCCCTTGCCAAAACTCATACTTTCTGAATCCACGCGATTAGCAAAGTAATTGTTGCTGACCTCATCCACAAAATCTTCCAAACCATCTTGATCAAACTTCTTGGAGCCAAATCTATCCGTCATGAAAAGATCAGATACATCATCACGATCAGACCTCATAATCTCTTTGCCATAAAGATCATTCACAATGTCCTCAACAGCAGCACGCTCATACTTTTCAGCGGCCAGTTCTTTGGCCGCTGAGCTTTTGGCTTTCTTTGCCTGATCCTGAAGATACATAGCTTTCTTGCTCTGGCCGGGCGTCATCTTCGGCCCAGCGGTAGGCGCAAGTGTGCCAGCAGC